CTCCGGAACTATAAATGTCAGTGTGCGCTGCTTCGGACAGGCCACACATGATGTCGTATCCAGCATAAGCATTATCCCAAGACCAACTATAAGCATGGTTCCAATCAGAAACAGCACAGGCGGTAAGCATCGACTTCCACGAAGCAAAAGCTATCCTTGAAACATTATCAAAAGCACCGTCACTTGTGGTGTAATTGAACATCGTCGTGGATGGATTGGAGTCATTCCAAACAAGTCCAGCAACTCCTGCCCAATAGTCAAACATCTCATTAAAGAAGTCTGAAGCAGTGCCACCCCATGAAGGATTGTTATGGTACACCTTGCCATTTGCAACCAACAGGCTGGCTCTGGCGGTAAGCCATGCAGAAAAGGTTTGAGGCTTGTCCATTGAATGAATGTTCTCCCATTCGAGAATCTTAGCAATCCACTTCTCTAAAGCAATACTCTTGAAAAGAGAGAAAGCATTCGACGTACTAAGCGACTCACTTGCATTTACCTCAAAGGTCCGTCCTCCAAGGTTTCCGGATTGAAATGTAAGCTTAGGAGTTTGACCATCTAGCTTGTAGGTATCAGACCAAGGAAATTCAGTTTGCTTGACGAAATACCGAATAAAAGAAATCGAATTTCTATCTATGTAGCCAACAGCCTGAACTCTAATGATGGTACAGGTCATTCTAGGGTAAACAGACTCGAACATCTTTACTGCAGGAATAATTTCATCAGGTAGCATGTCAGGCCTTGCATCGATAAAATAGGTGCCAAAGGGAAGCTTCAATCTGCGGTTGTATTCTGCGATAGCTATACCACCATCCTCACTGCTGCGATAGTCTGAAGGAATATTTCTACTGGATCCAAAGGCATACAGACGATTGAAATTCTCATCTGCATTTGATTTGCCTATTTCTACTGAAGCAACGTTTGCGCCTGCGGTCAAAACGAGTGGAACTCCAAACTGACATTTAGTAAGGTTAAGCGTATGACCATCAAACCACCATTCAGAATCACATGCTTTTGCAAGGTCTGTCAAGGCATCTAAGGCTGAAGAACCATTGAAAGACAGCACAACTCCTTCTGACGGAAAGCATACGCCTAAAACCCATGTATTGACTCCAAGCTTCGTGTTCAAAGCATAGAGAATCATATTCAGGAATATATTGGGAGTGGTTGTAAGTGACCATTCAGCTTCGTTGTTGAAAAGGAACATGACATTTTTGAGAGTCATGTACTCAGCATCAAACTGAAGTTCGTATTTCCAATATGCACCTGGCTTCGGAAGCTGTTCTTCAGTAAGGACGAAAACTTCATTTTCAAAAACCAAGTATGCACCTAAACCAATTGGAAGAAATTCATCTGAATTGAATACAACTTTAATAAAATCTTCGGTCATAAGCTGAGAGCGTCTAACACCTTCATCTATAATTGGGAACTCGACAATAGGAATACCATCAGCACCGTAAATAACCGAACCACCACCAAGGTATTTCATATCGTTCCTCTGTTTGCAGGGTTTGGCTCATTAAACTTGATTGAAATCTTGCCTGCAACTAAGCCAAGGCCGACCATTTCAAGACAATCAGAATAAACAAGTTTGTAAACGACTCCAAGTTCTTTTGCCCCAAGTTCTAAAGGGTAGGTTTCACTACCTACTATTTTTCCAGCCTGAACAGTTGAAAGGAAGCTGGCGTATCTTGTAAGGAAGTCAGAACCTTTTTTGAAACAGAACGTCAATTGGACATCTCTTTCATCCATCTTTCTGCCTGTAAGGATGACATCTTTACCATTCTTCTGCGAAGACTTATTCTCAATGGCATCCTTGAAGGGTGCGCCCCTCAAAAGCCTTTCATAGCTGCCATCTTCAAATACAACACCCCATTGTGTCCAGGCATCTACTCCGTTTATGAATAATATATTTGTCATGGTCAAATATTTTGAGTGTTCTTTTCAATCTTTGTAAGCTTGTCATTCATTTCAAACAACTGCTTGGTATTCTTGTTGATATCGGATAGCTGGAAGTAACTGTCGAGAGCAATATCCCTCATATCAGTTAGCTTGATGGCTGAAATATTTTGATTAGCATCAATGCGAGAAGACGTTTCAATAAGCATTCCAAGGCTTCCTTCGATATTTACCACAGACATTTGTATTGCTGTTGTACGTCCGTTCAGTTCATCGATTGAATCTTGGGATGCAGTAGCAAAGCCACTGCTGCTTCCAGAGACACTTGATGCCTTATTGCCGAAAAGGTCGTATCCGGAAAGAGAAGTGCTTGCTTGGTCCATCAATTGGTTGTATAAATCAAGGCCTTTCTGATAATCATTTTCAAACAAGGCAAGATTGTCGGCAATTGAGTTGTCTTTTTTGGATGGATCTGCAGCAACTCCGTCTGTCGGGAGTCCGAAACTGTCATTCATTCCTTTGGAAAGTTTGTCGAGATATGGCTGAATAGCTGTTGCGAATATCATCTGTGAAATGATGTCCTCAATCACTTTAGTCATGTATGCGTGGAAGTCATCGACTGCATTGAATAAATCGCCATTCCTGAAAGCATCAACCAAAGCATCGGACAACGTGGTTCCTACATCACCGGCAAGGTTCTTGAAGGTTTCCTCAACGGATGCTCTTGCTTCTTCTGACTTCTTCTTGATTTCATTCCAATTATCAACCATCTTTTTGGTTGTATCATCAAGCTTGTCGTAATCGGCAATAATCTGAGGGTTCAGCTCATAAGTTGAAGTATCATAGATTTCTCCATATTTTTCTTTCAGTGAAGTGAAGGTAGCGACGGTCTTTGTGGTAACAGCACCAACGACAGCACCAACAGCGCCACCAACGACTGCTCCGATCAATGTACCAACCCCAGGAATGATTGAGCCAATAGAAGCACCCGCTACTGCCCCTATGCCAACGTTCTTTCCACTCACTACTTGTTTTGTTCCGGTCTGTACTTGACCATTACCCAAAGCGGAAGAACTTAAAGCAAGTTCACCAATGGCTGCCTGATACTCCTTTGCAGAAGCAATAGCCTTGTCGTATGGATTTTCGGTTGAACTATAGATGTTCTTTTCCTTGTACGACTGCTCCTCTATACGAGCCAAAGCAAGCAAGTGTGAAGACTCAGCAATCTTTGCGTTCCAATCGGCCTGTGCTTGCTTGTTGGCTTCAATCTGATTTCCAATCATGCCAATGATGTTGGCAACACCATTCAATGCACTGATAGCTTTATCAGTGGAAGTTGCACCATACTTGAATACATTTGCAAGGTTATCGAAACCTGAAGCAACTCCGGTGATCATAGCACCAACGTCTCCAAGGGTTCCACCAAGCATTTCAAATGAGTTTCCAACGTTGCCAATTGCATAGACAACATCGGCAATATCCATGATGGCCCTGTTCGGGTTAATGTTTTCTGCCTTCTTTTGGTCTTTGCCGGTCAGGTCTTTTATTTTGTCCTGAAGGGCTTCAATCTGTTTGCGATAGATAGTTGCAGCTTCATCAGACAATACACCACTACCAAGCAACTCCATGCTGTCATTCAGCAGGCTGTTGAGTTCTTTCAGCTTTAACCGGCCTATCTGCTCAACGAATGCAGAATATTCTTTGGACTTGTTGGCATAGTCATTATCTAACTGCTCAAGGCTGTGTGTGGTCATTGAATTGACCTCTGCGATGTTTCCATCATAGATCCCTCCGACATTTTTATCCTTGAACGCCTGAATGGTTTTTTCACCATCGAGAATAATCTTGTTCCTTTTCTGCGTGAAGGTGGAATAGTCATTAAGCATCTGAACGAAGTGAGCATCTTGCTTGGTCTTGAAGATTGACTTTTCAGAATCAGTCATCATGGTAAAAATGCCGGCCTGCTCTGCGGTCAAACTAGCCTTGGTAGGGTTGGCACCCTTGCCACCTTTAGCAAGATATTCTTTATCGGATATCTCTTGCTTCTTAGTCAGGAGTTCTGATTGCTGTTTGGCAATTTCATCCATCTTTACCTTGTGGTCAAGCTTCATCTGCTCCAACTCCTTGAGGTCTCCTTCAGCCAAAGAGTCAATCTTAGCTTGCTGTGCCTTATTGGATAGGTCGAGAGCAACTTTGTCAACATCGGATTGCATCTTGGCAATAGCCTTTTCTTCCTTGATTCTTTTCTGTGCTGCGGTTTCATTTTCAGTTGCCGGTGGAGTTACAACATCACCCTTGACAGCAAGCATTTCTTCCGTTGTTGCCTTCAACTCCTTTTCGTATAAATCAGAAACCTGATTCAGTTCTTTAATCTTTCCGTTTATTGAATGAAAAGCGACTGAGGTTAAGCCATTTTCATAAGCAGCACGTTCGACAGTCAGTGTTCCGGACTGGTCAAAAGCCAAAGCGTTCTTGGTGGACAGATACTTGCCTGCATCTTTACCAAGACTTTCAATATATTGTGATCTAGCAAGGTCGGCTTCAGCAAGCTTAGTGCTTAAAACCTGTTGTCTTGCAGTGAGTTCAAGCTTCTTGACGTAAGTATCCAAGGCATCACTGTTGTTGTTGATAAGCTTTCCTTCTTCAGTGAGCGAAGCATGATAATCAGGCACAATGGCTTGAATATCTTTAAGGGCAGCTGCTCTTACATCGTAGGACTTGCTTGAATCTTTCAGGATCTCCTTTAGTCTTTCAAGCTTTCCGATTTCAAAGCTTGTGGTTTTTTGGGATTCCTTGCTAACTTCATCGAGTCTTCCCTGGCTATCAACGGCCTTGTCAGTTGCATTGACATAAATCAACAACGCTGAAACAACAGCCATGATCAGTGTGGCTGCAAGAACGTATGGATTCTTCAGCATGGTCTTGTTCAGTAGATTCTGAGCAAATTCAACCATGACTAAAGCCTTGTACTGTAGCAATTCAGCAATAGTATATCCCTTGGAAGTGGCTGTTGCAACAATCAGGGCTGCTCTGTACGTTCCATAGGTAGCGACAAGTCCAACCAATACTTTGCCGATCATTTCATAATTAGCAATCAGGGTTGCAACACCTTCAACGCCTGCATAAAGGATTCCACTGTTAGCGGTGCCAATCGTATTGTACATGGCAGCAAGTTGGTCCTCCAAGTTGGAGATCTTGCCGGTCAGACTTGCAGATATTTTTGCATTCGCCCCCTGGACTCCTTCGAGTTCACCAAGAGACAGTATGTAACCACGAATGGCAGAATTGGTATTTTCAACGGTAGTCTGTTGTTCTTTGAAAGAGAAAGTCACCTTGCCGTTGTTGGAAGATGCTTTGATACCAAACTCCTTCAGACGTTCAAACTGACCGGTCTGAGCATCAAGGATTGCTTCAGTCAATTGGTCGAATGATTTACCTGTGGAGCTGGCTACATCACCAAGCTTTGTAAGTTCATCCCATGTGGGAGTGAAACCTTGGTTTGCCATCTTAATAAAGGCGGCTGTAACTTCGTCAAGTTGAAAAGGGGTGGTGGCTGCGAACTTTGCAATCATGTCAAGGGCAGCTGCCCCTTCAACGTCACCAAGGGTATTTTTAAGGACAATGCCGAACTTCTCGAATTTAGCTGTGGTATCAAGTATCTGCTTGCCAAGTGCTGTGAGTGCGGTTATACCACCAATGGCAATAAGGCCCTTGCCTATGCTGTTAGAAAAACCTTCCATCTTTTTACCTTCGGTTTCAGCTGTGCCGCCAATCCCTTTGAGTATCTTCATGGAATGCTGTGCATCTTTGGTTAACTGGCTATTATCAATACCAGCTCCAAAGATTAATCTGCCTTTTTCGTCTTTCATTTTTCGTCAAGATCAAACATTGATTTTCTGACATCATCCCGATTAGCAGGATCATCACCACTGATGGAGTCCTCCTTTTCGGTTGAATCTGATAATAAAACTGTGCTGTAAAGAATCAGGTTTGCATAACTGACCTGATAAAGCACATAGTCAAATGATTGGTGAAAGGTTACTGCTGCGCTTGAAATTAACGCCCAGATGCTGTCGTTACCGCTTCCTTTGTTGGCTTTGTCACGTTTGCTGCGAGCAGGGAAGCGGTAAGCGCGAAAAAATCAGATATCTCCATCAGATTGAACAGCCTCACTGAAAGCTTGAACAGGTCGGAAGGAGTCATTCTTTCCAATAACACCTTGGACAGAACGGCTACTTTATCGACTGTAACTTCGTGGTTGGTTTTCCATAATCCGAACAGATGTGATTTTTTCACAATCTTTGTTTCCTTCAAGCCTAAAGCCCCAAGCATCAGGGTTGCCACGATGTCGCCAACTGTGCGACAATGCCTTGCAACTCTGAGAACCTTGGTAAGCATGTCATCATTTCCCAGGTCAACTTGTGGAAGACTTGCGACAAGTTCTGAAACCAAAATCAAAGTCGCTGTTGAGGGCGGGGCGATTTCATATCTCACCCCGCATATTTCCTCAACATGCGGTCTTTGCAGTACAGCATCGGCTACCTTTGATTCAACCTTTGCCATTAAATAGCTGCCTTGGTATAGGATTCAATCATCGTACCGGAAACAGGCTTCAAGGAAGTGAAGGTGTACTTCAGGATCTTGCCTTTTGCAGAAGACCATGTTTCTTCAGCTTCAACATGACATTTGCGCATGACGAAACCTTCGAGAGTATCATCTTCAGGAGTCAGGCGAACACTGTACTCGGATTCGATAACACCATCAACGTCAACAATCGGTGCGGTTACTCCGGACGGAATGAAGAAAGTAGCATTCAGCTGCTTGTATGACTTTTGGGATTTTCTTGCTACCAATTCGTGGCCTTCTCCGAAAAGCTCCTTTGCAGTGCCTTTAACGGTGGTCAACTGTGCGGAATCTTCTTCTGCAGTAGGCATGGCTACAAAAACCAAAGGAACGACATCAAGTGCTCCGGTCAAGCCAAATTCGATTAAGGGTTTCCCCCATGTGATATTGCTCATAATCAGAATGTTTTAAAAGAAAATTTGATTCTAACATTTATGTAATACTGCTCAATTTCAGGTGACTGCTTCGACATAATCATAGCATCAAGCGAGAATTTGTAGTCAGTAGGTTTGAGCGAAGACAGCCAATCATTTGCTTTGATTTCAAGCTGCCTGCACCTTGAGTTGTTTTTAACTTTAACAGTTCCACCGTTGTTGATGTTCGGAACAAAAATGTTTACAATGACAATGCCATCTTGGAATTGACCATCAAGGCCACCAGCGAAAATGATAACAGCGTCTTCTGCATTTGAACCCACAGGCCTGAATCCATCTTTGTAGATAGCGCCACCTATCGTGTTTTTCAGACTGCTTGCCCCAATGAGGGCGTACAGATCATCTTCAATTGCAGAGCCGGTCTTCTTCATATCATTATGCTTTTTTGAAACCAACTTCATTCAACATCTTGGGAACAATTCGTTCAGCGAGTAGTTCTGCTGTAGTTAGCACGTTTCTTCCCATGTCTTCAACATAGGCCGAGTAGTTCATTCCTGCAACAACCAAAAGGACTATGCCTTTAGAGTACTCAGACAGCTGACTTTCAATGAAAGTAGGACCATCCTTGATTCCTTCTTTGCCACTCTTGACAATTTGAAATCCACCCTTGTGCAAAACCCTTCCGTTCTTCATGACTACATAGCCAATAGAGCTTCTAAGGTTTCCTGTCTGATCAATATAATTTCCACTTGCCCTTGCTTCGTTCACACATGAAATACCAACATGAATCATTGCATTGATAATCTTCTTCTCATTGCGTTCAAGCTGTTCTTCAATGAAAGAAGCAATCTCCCTTTCAGGTGTGACAAGCGTCATCATATTAGTATCTGGATTCTTTGGACAGCATCCAAGTATTTGATGTTTTCTGGCAATACGGTTTTTTCACCAAGCAAGACGGATCTGCTGTCATAAAGCTTGAAGACTCTAAAGTCAATGTCCTGAACGGTATCTACTCCATCGATTACGAAAGTTGCCTGCTTGATGTTTCCAATCAGCACCCTGTATGACGAAGGAACAAATGTTCCACCTTCATACATTTTCAGAAATCCATAAGAGTTTTGAACAATCAGGCAAGGAATAGGATTGCTCCAAATTTCAGACACCGGTATGGGGTCTCCGAGTACATCGAAACCCCCTTGGGACATCTTTAATATTTCAAGCTTTCCTTTCATCACTCCAATCTCATCACAGTTGATTGCTTGATATAATTGGAGCTATCCAATCCGACCTCTTTGCATAGCCTTGTAATGTTCGACTCAACTCCGTCTTTGTTGAAGGATAGGCTTACACCACCTTCACCGACATTGTTCATCATAATCATTTGGCTGAGAATTTCTATCACGATGAGATTCACCGTGCTTTCATCCGCAAGAGCATCAAGAGGACTGAGTCCGTGCTTGACACACTTACGGTTGATTAGAGATTCACCAACAGGGTAGGGCTGCAAGTCTTCTTGAATAGCTTCAATGTATGTCATGGCTTACGCTGTCTGAGTTACGTCCAAAATGAATACATCATTCTTGCCAATGAAGGCAGGATACGCATACATTTCATAGGCAACAAAGCGACCTTGCTCACCTCTCCATTGAGAAATCAGGTTGTCATTGAACGAAGAATAAACTTTGTTCGGCAGCGGATCAATAGTCTCCAAGGAGTCGGAAACTTTCAGGACGGCAACACGGTTTGTGCATTGTGAAACAACACGACCATCTTTGAACATGCTGAAGGACGTACCATCTGCAAGGATCCCTTTCTCATTGACTACTTCGATAGGAGCAATACCTGAACCATTGATGTTCGACAGATAGGCATTGATAGTATCCAAGCCAATGCCAGGAGTGGTAAGAGTGGTATTCTTGCCAAAACTTGTACCAATCAATTTCTTGAATTGGTCACATTGACAAATCAGGGCAGCGGTGGCTTTCGAAACACGATGTTTCAGGACAGTCTTACCAGCTGCATCAGCAACATCTTCTGCATATTGCAGGACTGCGATTACGTCCATAGTGGTAAGGGTGGCAACACTCCAAACTACGTCAGTAGAACGAAGTACATTCTTTGCAATACCATTAGGAATAGGAGCAGACCAGACAGTACCACCTACATTATTGACTTTGGTCAAAGTGACTTCACCATTGGAAAGTCCTTCAAGATACTGAGCAAGGATACGTCTGTGAGGGGCAATAGCTGCCAACTCGTACGGATTAAACAAGTACTTGACAATCTTTGCAAACTGAACCTTCTTTTCTTCTTTGGTGAAGTTGACGGAGCGTTCACGGAAACGATTCTCCATGTAGTAATAA